CCCCCGGCATCTACATCGGCGCGAACGCGATGGCGAACAAGGTCTCGACGCAAGAGGTCGACGAGATCCTCGCGACGTACACGACCGCGCAGCTCTCGGGCGTGAAGCTCGAGGCGCGCAACGACCGGGCGCATCAGTTCCTCTACGTTCACCTCCCCGACCGCACGCTTGTCTACGACGCCGCCGCGTCGAAGGCGCTCGGCGCCCCCGTGTGGTTCGTGCTCGTGAGCACGCTGCAAGGCTTCGCGACGTACCGCGCCCGCAACTTCGTCTGGGCCTACGACCGCTGGAACGTCGGCGACACGCAGAGCGCGGCCTTCGGGCACTTCGTGCAGACGGTCTCGACGCACTGGGGTGAGCGCGTGCGATGGGAGCTCACGACGCCGATCGCTTACAACGAGGGCAACGGGGCCATCTTCCACGAGCTCGAGCTCATCGCGCTCCCTGGCTCGGTGCCGTTCGGAACCGACCCGCTCATCTCGACGAGTTACAGCCTCGACGGCCTCTCGTGGTCGGTCGACCACACCGCGCGCGTGGGCACCTTCGGCGCGCGTCAGCACCGCATCGCTTGGCGTCGTCAAGGCTTCATGCGCCGCTTCCGCATCCAACGCTTCCGCGGTGACTCGTGGGCGCACCTTCCCGTGGCTCGCCTCGAAGCGCAGCTCGAACCCCTGGCCTGGTGATGGCAATCCGTCGTCTTGGCCTCACCCGTGACCAGCTCGCGTCTTTCCTTCAGGAGCACGAGCAGATCCGGCAATTCGAGCTCCTCTTCTCGTCGGTCGACGAGATTCAAACGACGGGGCTCGACGCGGTGACGTACGACGCCGGGGCGGCGCTCGCGGGCGTCAACAAGCTGGCTGGCGTTGTCGCGCAACTGGCCCAAGACGGGGCGATTGAAGCCTCGAACGCCCTCGCCATCGCCCAGGCTGCCGAACGCGCGTTAAACGCCGTTTCTGAGCTGGCGATGGTCGGGGCGACGTTGCCGCCGATCGTGCCGCTGAAGCGAAAGGGGCTCGGCACGTTCTCTTCGAACGTCGACCAGGTGGCGCTACTGCCGAACGTGGCTTACCCCGTCACCTTCGACACGGTGGACGTAGAGCGCGGCGTTTGGCGCGACTCGGTGAGCACCTCGCGCATCTACGTCGCTGACGGAGCGTTCTACAACTTCCAGTTTTCCGCGCAGCTCGACAACACGGCACCGAACGCGCGCATCATGTGGATTTGGCCGCGCATCTCCGGCGTCGACGTGCCCGACTCGGCCTCTCAGGTGCGGCTGCAAGGTAACGACGCGGAGCTGGTCGCGGCGTGGAACTGGGTGCTAGAGCTGAAGCCTGGCGACTACTTCGAACTCATGTACGCCGTCGATAACGTGTCAGTCCGCATGGAGCACTTCCCAGCGGCGGGCGTTGTCCCTGAGATTCCTTCCGTTATCCTGACCGTAACCAACGACATCTGAGGCGCGCATGGCCGTCACTCCCTCGCAGATCATCGCCCCCGGCTTCGTGCCGAACGTCAAAGGGACCATCTACACGTCGACATCCGCGCGCACGCGCATCGACTACATGGCGTTCACGAACGTCGGCGCGGCGAACGTCACGCTTTCGATCTGGCTCGGCCCCGTTGGCGCGTCGCAACGCATCAAGGACAAGACGATCCTTCCCGGCGAGTGCTACCTCTGCCCCGAGGTCATCGGGGCGCTTCTTGACCCAGGCGAGACGATTCAATGGCTCGCGAGCGCGGCGGGCGCGCTCTACGGGTCCGCGAACGGCGTGACGTTTACCTGATAGGATGCACTCCATGATGATGCTCGGAATCCCCGTCGAGAAGCCGTTCCCGTCCACGAGCGAGAACAAGAAGAACACGCTCATGGTCATTCAAGATTGGATGCTCGGCCCCGAGCAGCCGTCGAACGAGCGCGGCGCGAACGGCGAGTACTGGCGCGCGCTCGCGAAGGCGATGCAGGTCGACGAGGCCGAGGCGCGCCGTCGTCGCTGCTCCAACTGCGAGTACTATGACAACACGCCGGGAACGCAGCTCAAGATGGAGCGCATCCCTTGGAATCAGTGGGATGTCGACGCGGGCTTCCGTGGATTCTGCACGAAGTTCTCCTTCGTGTGCCACGACCTTCGCTCGTGCCAGGCGTGGGAAGAGAAGGAGTTCGAGGCCGAATGACGACGCTCGCGGAGGCGGTGCGCGACGACGATGCCGTGAAGATCGAGCGGCTCGAGGGGGCGATGCTTCAGCACGAGCAGGTCGAGTGCCCACTCGATCACTTCTTCGCCCCCGGCGTCTACGTTCGACAAATCACCGTCCCCGGCGACGTGCTCCTTGTCGGTCACGAGCACCGCTTCGAGCACGTCTGCGTGCTCCTGAAGGGGAGCATGACGATTGCGACGCCGAACGGCGTGCAGACCATCGCTGCCCCGCTAACTTTCGTCGCGCAGCCCGGTCGCAAGGTCTTCTATACGCATGAAGAGTGCGTCTGGCAGAACATCCACGCGACCGAAGAGCGCGACCTCGACAAGCTCGAAGAGCAGCTCGTCATCAAAAGCGAAACGTGGCTTGCTCATCAAGAAAACGCGGCCCTCGCGGCGAGGGTGCAGGAGCACATCCTATCTGGTAGGGGTTGACCATGGCATTCATCGCAGGCGCAATCATCGGCGGCGCGCTCATCTCGGGCGTCGGCGGCTACTTCGCGCAGAAGGCAGCAGCCGAAGAGGCATCGGGCGCGCAAAGCGACGCATCGCGGGCCGCCATCGAAGAGCAACGTCGTCAACAGGCGGAATCCGAGCGTCTCCTTGCACCCTACATGCAAGCGGGGCAAGGCGCGCTTGGGCAGCAGCAGGCGATCCTCGGTCTGCTTGGCCCCGAGGCGCAGCAGGCGGCGATCGCGCAGCTCTCGAGCCAAATGGATCAGGAGCTCATCGCGCAGGGCGAGAGCGCGATCCTTCAGAACGCGAGCGCGACGGGCGGCCTCCGCGGCGGCAACACGCAAGCGGCCCTTGCGCAGTTCCGCCCGCAGATGCTCTCGCAGCTCATTCAGGGCCAGATGGCGGCACTCGGCGGGCTCTCCGGCATGGGCCAGCAAGCGGCGATGGGGGCCGCGGGCTTCGGGCAGCAGAGCGCGGCGAACGTCGGCAACCTTCTCGGCGGCATCGGGCAGGCGCAGGCAGGCGCGGCGATGGCGCAAGGGCAGGGCATGGCGAACCTCTTCGGCGGTGTCGGCGGCGCGCTTGGCACGCTCGGCGGGCTCGGGGCGATGGGCAAGGGGCCGTTTGCAGGCGGCGGTGGCGGAAGCCAAGTATCCCCCGGCATGGCCAACGCTTACAACAGCATGACCGAAGCGCAGCGACGCGCGATGTTTGGGTGACACCATGGCACAGCCTTTCAGCTACATGCTCAACGTCCCCGACCCGTCGCAGGCGGTCATCGGCGGCGTGCAACAGGGCGTTCAGCTCGCCTCGATGATGGAGCGCACCGACGCGCTTGCAGCGCAGCGTCGGCAAACGGAGCTCGAGAACCAGGCGCTTCAAGTGAAGGCGCAGCAAGCCGCAGAGCAACGAGCGGCGATCGCGGCCTTCTACGACACGCCGCCGGAGAAGCGCACGCCCGCGATGTACGAGCGCATTCAGGCGACGGCCCCGAAGGAGGTCGCCGAGAACATGCGCGCGTCGTTCGACGCGCTCACGAAGGAGGAGCAGCGGCAGAAGCTCCTTACCGGCGCGCAGGTCTTCGCCGCGCTGCGCTCAGGGGATAAAGAGGCAGCCAACTACCTTCTCACCAAGCAAGCGGAGGCAGCTCGCAATTCGGGCGACGAAGCGCAGGCGAAGGCCTTTGACCACGCCGCTGAGATGGCGGTGCTCGCCCCCGATCAAGCGGAGCTCTTCGTCGGAACGTCGCTCGCGGCGCTTCCGGGTGGGAAGGACTTCCTCGAGAATGTCGCGAAGCAGTCCGAGATGCGCACGAAGGAGGCGATGGCCCCTGGCCAAATCGCAAAGGCGATCGCCGAAGGCAAGACCGCCGAGATCGTCGCGAACACCGAGCAGAAGATGCGCGACGCGGAGATCTCGTTGAAGGGAGCGCAGACGACGAGCGCAAGGGCGTCCGCTGGCGCTTCGTACGCGAGCGCGAAGAAGACGCTCCGCGAGATCAAGCGCATCGACGCGCTCGAGCCTGGAGAGGTTCGGAAGCTGGCGGCGGAAGCAGAAAAGCTCGAAGCAGAGGCCGCTACGAAGCGCGGCGAAGGTGGAGCACAAGGAGCTCTTGCAGCTGGCCAGCGGGTGCTTGACACCGTTGCACTTCTTCGTGGGCCCAAGGGCGACTTCGGAGTTCTCAAAGACATCGCGGGTCCGATCGCGAGCAAGGCGCCAACTTTTAAAGAAGCATCAGCCGACGCGGAGCGCGCGATCGAGACGGTGCAGTCGCAGGTCTTCCTCTCGCAAGTGAACCAGATGAAAGGCCTCGGCGCGCTCACCGAAAAAGAGGGCGATCGCCTCGTCGCGTCCATTGCGAACCTGAGTCTTAATCAGTCGCCAGCGCGACTTCAGCGCAACCTTGAGTACATCGAAGACACGATGAAGACGGCGATGGAGAAGGCGCGCGCGCTTGGTGCAGGCGGCAAGCCTGCGGCGGCAAAGCCGTCTCCGGTGGCTCTTCCCAGTGGGTTCAAGTACACGGTCGAGGGCGAGTGATGGCCGTCTACAACATCACCGCCCCAGACGGGACGAAACTGCGCCTCGAAGGCCCCGCGAACGCTACGCCCGAGCAAATCGACGCCGCCGCTCAAGAAGCGTACGCGCACCACAAGGGCGCGCGATCGCCTGTTGCCGCCACATCCGGCTTCGAAGGCGCTCGTGCATCTTACACAAAATACGGCGAAGCGCCTGCCGCGCCTCCTGGCGCTGAAGCGCCGCTCGTTGTTCCGCGTCCAGGCACGCCGACGGGGCTCCCCGAAGGCGCTGGGCAGGTCGTCGAGGTGTCTCCTGGGGAGACCACGCTCGCGGGCATCGGTGGGGCTATCACGCGCGGCGTTGCGCCTGCGGCGGTCCTCGCCGGTGCTGGCGCGCTTGCGGCCCCGCTCGTCGGCGTTGGCGCGGCAACTGGCGCGGCCCTCGGCGGCGGCGCTCTCCTTGCGTCGAAGCTCCTCGGCGTCGATGAGCCGTTCGTCGCCAAGCTCAACGAGCTCATGACGCGCGCGGGCGTTGCCGAGCCGAGCACGGCGATCGAACGCCTCTTTCAGTCGGCGGCAGGCAGCGCCGCAGACGTGGCAACCGGCGTCGCAGGAGGGCAAGCGCTGCAAGGCGCAGCAGCACCATTGGCGAAGGCGGCCGGAACGATTCTCGCCGAGCAACCAGCGGCGCAGCTCGCGAGCGGCGTCGGCTCCGGCCTCGCTGCGCAGGCAGCCCAGGAGCTCGGCGCAGACCCGGCGACGCAAGCCGCTGCGGCCCTCATCGGCGGCATGGCAGGCTCACGCGCAGCGCGCACGCAGGTCGTTCCAGCAGCGAAGGCGACGGCAGCCGAGCGCGCCATCGTCGCCGAGGGCGAGAAGATCGGAGTGCCCGTGCTCACGAGCGACGTGGCCCCACCGCGCACGTTCATGGGCAAGGCAGCGCAGGCCGCAGGCGAGCGCGTTCCGTTCGTCGGCACTGGCCCCGTTCGCGAGGCGCAGCAGACGGCGCGGGTTCAGGCGGTGCGCGATGTGCTCACCGAGTACGGCGCAGCGTCAGCGGCGCAGGCTTCCGACGCCGTGATGGCGGACCTTGCAGCGACACGGCGCGCAGAGCTCGGAAAGCTTACCGGGCTCAAGGGCGAAGTCATCACGCGGCTTTCGCAGGCTGGAACCGTTCCAGTTCCGGGCGCAACGTCGGCGATTGACCAGCAGATTGCGAAGCTCCGTGGGCTCAAGACGAAGGAACTCGAACCCGTCATCGCCCGGCTCGAAGACTGGAAGCAGTCGATCCAGGGGCAGAACCTCACCAACATCGAAGATCTTCGAAAGCAACTCGGCGAGTCGTTCAAGGCCCCCGAGCTTGCGAGCGTTCGATCGACGGGCGAGAAGTCGCTCTCGTCGATCTACGGCGCGCTTCGCGACGACATGAGCGCCTTCATTCGTGACAACGGGCAGCCGCAAGACATCGCGAAGTGGCAGGACGCGAACAAGAAGCTCGCGTCGATGACGGGCGAACTCAAGACGGCGGCGCTCAAGACGGCGCTCGACAGGGGAACCGAATCGCCCGAAGCGATCCGAGGTCTTCTCTTCTCGTCGAAGCCGAGCGACGTTCGCCTCCTTTACCGCAACCTCAGCGACACGGGACGCGCGAACGCGCAAGCCGCGCTCCTCGCGCAAGCCGCGGAGAAGGCGACGACGAACGACGTGCTTAGCCCCGAGAAGTTCGTCGCTCAGATCGACAAGCTCGGGCCTCAGTTCGGCGTCTTCTTCAAGGGCGACGACAAGCGACGCGTCGAAGGACTCACGCGCGTGCTCGGCGCAACGCGACGCGCCGCTGAAGCTGGCGTGATGACCAGCTCGGGCCAGCAAGCCGTTCCAGCCGTCACGGCCCTTGCGGCTGGCCAAGTCACCGGAAGCACGCTCGGGAGCCTCGCGGCGCTTACCGGCGCAGGCGCAGCGGCCCGCCTCTACGAGTCGCCCATGGTGCGGAATCTTCTGCTACGTCTCCCGTCAACCAAGGTCGGGAGCCCCGAGGAAGCCGCCATCCTGAAGCGGGTTGCCGGTGCGATGACCGCACGCACGACCACCGAGGAGCAGCCGACCCCATGAGCGCCTTTTCCGTCTCCGAGCCATTCCCGACGTTCCACGACCGCGACGGGCAGCCGCTCGATGGTGGCTTCCTCTACTTCGGCACGGCGGGCCTCCCTGCGGGGGCGAACCAGGTGCCCGTCTACGTCGACGCGGCGCTCACCATCCCGGCGGCGCAACCCGTGCGGACGCTGAACGGCTTCCCGCAGTACCAGGGCGCAGCGTGCAGGCTCTACGTCGACGCCGACGACTTCTCGGTGACGGTGAACGACGCCGAGAACCTGCTCGTCTTCTCGTCGCTCAACGCGACGGTGCGCATCCCGCTCGCGGCGACGACGGGCGGCCTCTCTTCAGACCGTGTGGAGTACACCGAAGGCGGCATCGGGTCGACGGTGCGGCAGCTCACGAGCAAGCTGCAAGAGTCGGTCTCCGTCTTCGACTTCATGACGCCCTCGGAGATCGCCGACGTGCAGGCGGGGACGCTCCTGATCGACGTTACGTCGTCGATCGCCGCGGCCCTTGCAGCGGCGGACGAGGTGTACTTCCCCGAGGGCGCGTATTACGTCACGAACGACGGCACGCCGACGAGCGGCTCTATTCAGGTGCTCAACGGCACCGCAGGGAAGACGCTCTACGGCGCAGGGCGCGGGAACACCGTCATCCGCAACTTCGGCGCGGGTCCGTGCATCACGTCGGTCGGGAACCCGATCATCGCGAACGTGTCGCTCTGCATCCGCGACATGACGATCCAGGGCCAGCTCGGGACGACGCAGGGCATCTTCACCGACTACACCTCGCAGAGCGTCTTCGAGCGCCTCGAGCTCTTCGACTGCGGCTCGGACGGCATCAAGATCCAGCGCGGCGCGCACAACACCCTGAGCGACGTGTGGTCGCGCTCGAACACGTTCGACGGCGTGCTCATCGGGCAAGAGGCGTACTTCACGACGATCACCGGCGGCACGTTCGAGGACAACGGGCGGCACGGCGTCCACGTCGCGGCAGACGGCGGCATCTTCCCGAGCGGCGTGACGGTCGTGGGCGCGTCGTGTCGCTCGAACGTGCAGCACAACGTCAGCGTGACGGACGGCGCAAGCAACGTGCGCCTTTTCGGCTGCAATCTCGATTGCAACCCGGCGGCAGCCACGACGCGGCACGTCTCGGTCGACGGCGGCGCGGCGACCTCCGCAGCGTGCGCCATCTACGGCACGAGCTTCGCGGGGCAGAACAACTCGGTCTCCATCGTCGGCGTCTACGGCAACGCCTGCGA